ACGCCAATAGTACTAATACCTGATTCGTACACACCTGCAGATGTGGCTGCAAGGTGTTCAAGGTTGCCATTGGAATATGTCGAGTTAGCGGCCTTAAACAAGGGGTTATAGGTCGCATAATTCCCCCTCACCTCACCGCCGGCGCCGGTGTCGGTCTGCGTGCCGTTGACGGGTACATCGATCAGGCTGTCGTTGCCAGCACCAGCGGTGACACTGAGATTGTTCGGCGTCCAGTTGTTGCCGTTGCCGGAGCTGTCTTTGCCCAGCGTGGTGGCAGTGGCGGCGGAGTTATCGCTGAAGTTAAGCTTGAAACCGTTGGTGCCGTAGGTGCCGGTGTACTGCTTGGGTTGCCAGATGCCGTTGGTGTCGAACTCACCGAAGCTGGTGGGGGTTAGCGCTTGGCCGTCGATGAAGTGGATGTCGGAGAAATAAGAATCACAGTAATAAACAGTAGCACCACCAACGTAATGTGCCACTGTGTTGTTTACTTTGGTGTCCGCATTGAGAGCGGCATTTGTGGCTACTGTTAGTGTTTCCTGAACGCCATTAACGTAGAGCCTGACACGGTTTGCCGTTGTGGCCTGAGTTGTGTCGATTGCAAGCACGATGTGATACCAAGCGGACGTATCACGGAATACTCGGACTGTCGTTAAGTCGTAGACATAAGCCCCTGACGATGTATAGTCAAAAACTTGGAGGGTGTCATTAGCAAGAAATAGCATTTGATTTTGATCGCCACCCGCCCAAAAGCCACTGCCCGCGCCCCAAACAATTTGAGCCGTGCCCAGCTTGCTACGTTTTATCCAATAACTGAGTGTCCACGTCTTGCGGTTGCCGGCTGATGCAGGCGTTCTGGACAAGTAGGCACTGTCACTACTGTTGAATCTCAGTGAACGTGAGATGGCGTACCCACCACCACCTTCCTGACCCAACAAGAGGCTGTTGTTCAAGGCGCTCATTTCACGTCACCAATGAAGCGGACAGCGATGCGAGTCGTGGACTCAACGTGGTAGGCCAGGAGATCCACTGCGTTGGCCGTTGTGGTGAGCGTCGGTGCTGTGCCCCCAGGGAACTTGAAGACACTGTTGTAGGCCAGTGTTCTAGAGCCGGTGCCGTCTTGGACGACACGGATCACACCGCTCTGACCAGCGACAACATTCGTCGGAGCACCAAGCGTGCGGTTGCCACCGAGGGTGACCTGGAACTGGTTGCCAAGGCTCAGGTCCGTGGCAATCGTTGCTGCATCGGTGAGGGTGACGTAGGCGCCGCGTTGAGCTTTGGTAAACGTCTGAGCAGTGTCAGTAACAGCGTTATTAGCGTTGTATGCCTGAACGGTCGTACCGATGGCACTTGTTGGTACATAGCTGCTCATACCAGATTGGGTCTGGTAAGTGCTGGCAGCCGTAGCAGAAGTCAAGTAACCACTTATGGAAGCACCAGCAGGGATTGTGACAGTACCTGTGAAGGTGGGACTAGCTAGTGGTGCATAGGTCGTACCAGCAGCAGACGTGGTGAGGTAGCTGCTCATCCCCGACAGAGGTTGATAGGTAGAGGCAGCGTTAGAAGTCGTCAGATACGACGACATACCAGACTGGGTTTGATATGTTGATGCAGCGTTGCTTTGAGTTAGATATGTACTGGCAGCGTTACTCTGCGTCAGGTAAGTTGATGCAGCAGTGGTGGCATCCAACTTGGCGCTATCAAGAGCAAGAATGTCTGTCTCAGCCTGACTGAGATCTGTCTGGAGTGTCGTAATTGCATCTCCATACCGAGTCTCTGGATCATTCGGGAAATACTGAATCCAGTTCCAGGTAGAACCTGCAGTGGTATAGACAATACGAACACTGAGACCAGAATCACCAACAAATCCTGCAGGCTTACCACTTAGCGGACTGAAGCTCTCAATACCAGTGGAGTTGACAACCTCAACAGCATCGTTGTTAGCAGGACTCGCTGGGATCGCAGCAACGTTGGCTACGGTGTCGTAGAGGATGGCATTAGCCACAGCAGAGGCTGCAGCGTTAGCAACTGCAGAGGCTGTATTGGCCGTGGAAAGAGCGGTGGAGGCGTTGCTAGCTGCGGTGTTAGCAGTGGTGACAGCAGTTGAAGCGTTGGAAGATGCAGTATTGGCTGTGCTGACAGCAGAGCTTGCATTGGTAGACGCTGTATTAGCCGTGGATACAGCAGCAGTCGCATTAGTGCTAGCTGTGTTGGCTGTGCTCAGAGCAGTGTTAGCGGTACTAAGAGCAGTTGCAGCGTTGGTAGCAGCAGTGTTGGCTGTGCTAAGTGCTGTGGCAGCATTTGTACTAGCTGTATTGGCAGTAGACACAGCAGCACTGGCGTTGGTGCTAGCCGTGTTAGCTGTGGTTACAGCAGCAGAGGCGTTAGTAGACGCAGTGTTAGCCGTTGCAGTAGCTGCATTGGCGGTGCTCAGAGCGGTGTTAGCCGTCGTCGTAGCACTGTTTGCTGTGCTGATAGCAGACGTAGCATCCCTGTTCGACTCTTGCGTCACATACAGGTTCTGAGTGAAGTTATCATTCAGATCCTGAGAACGAATAGCAGAACCCGGATAGAACTGAGCCGCCAGCGCAGCATCATCAGTAACACGATAAATCCGAATAGCAGCTCCATTAGCAGGAGCTGTATTGAATTGGATCGTGGTAGCGTTGGCTAGGGTGTATGCAGTTGTAATTGTACCGTTCAAGGAAACCTTGATGTCGGTAGTCTCTAGGTATGGAAAAGTAAAAGAAAAGAGGACGGTGGAGCCGTCCCCTGTGTAAGTATTCTGAGTGACAGCCATTACTACTTAGAAATAGAGAGGATGCGCTGGAGAGCGACATCAGGACGGTTCGATTTCTGAAGAGCTTCGGTCGCATTGCGATTAATGGCCGCATTGCGAAGCTCTGGATATTGTTGATAGAGCTGGGCTTCAGCTACGCGCTGAGCCTGGTTGAAAATCTGCTTGATGCGACGGTAGAACTCAGAATTCTGAACATCAAGACCACCTTGAGGATCTGAATCTTCACCAGTCGCACTGCGGATACCAAGGTCACGCATCTTCTGGTAAGTCTCCATCTCCTTCATGATGGCAGGTTCCTTGAACAACTTGGTAAGCTGCGTTTCAATGTTCTGCTGACCAATCAGGTTCTGGTAACGGGAACGTGTCTTGGCATCAAGCCTATTGCCATTGCTATCGGTAGACAGTGTGCGGACAACATCGAAACCACTCTCACGAAGAAGGCGTCGAGTGGGGTTATCAACAAAGTTAATCTGAAGAGGGGACACTGCATTGAACAGCCTCACCATCGGATCAAACTCACGGACAACAGAGCCATCAAGAATGTCGTACTTCTGAGGAAGTGTATCCTTAAGAATTGGGTTACGGTTAGCGATAGTTTGGATGCCTTTACGGAAATCTTTGTCCAATTCACGCATGCCAGGATTCATGATATTTGCAAGTTCATTGCGAACACCAGCCCAAGGCAATTGGTTGTTAATCAGGTTTCCAGCCCACACTGAGGACTGAGCAGGGTTTAGTGAAAGGACTTCATTAAGGGGACCAAGACCAGCAAGGAACGATTTGTTGCTGACGTTCATCCCAATCAGATAGCCAAGCTTTGCATACCAGTTCTGCATTGCAGATTCACCAAGCAGGTTGGCGTTATCTCCGATGTCAGCCACCATCGACAAGAACGAAGTGAATGGCTCAAGAGAGTCATAGCTAAGCCATTGATCACCAAGCTTGATGGAACGTGGTCTCCAACCAGCTTGAATCCAAGCATTGCGTTGTTCACGATCCGCAGGGCCGTTGCCAGTCAGACCGCCAGTGAAATAAAGGCCAATAGCTGATCCAACAGTAAGATAGCCTGCAGCAATACGCCCACGCATCATGGCCTGGGCTTCGATGAGCTGAGCTGGGTTAGTGATGCCGTACGGAGCAACACGCTCAAGATTGTCAGCAGTAGCACCAAGAACCGTCTTTACCTCTTCGTTAAAGCGAGCAAGTACAGGTGTATGTTTCTGAACAAGTTCAAGAGCATTCCAACCAGTCCTCATGAACATGAAGAACGGACGGACAAGCGGTTGGTTCTGAACAAAGCTTTCAATACGGGAGATATTAGGGCCAAGAGGAAGCTTCAAGCCAGCTTCATCAGCCATACGGATTGCGTATTCAGACTTAACAAGTTGGTTCTTATGGTCAAAGACTTGATCACGGAACTCTTTCTCATACTTCTGAACCAGCTCTCCCATGTTCTTTCCACCAGTTTCATCCCATGCTTTACTAAATGCCTGCATCTTGGCATCCATTCGACCCATGATCACACTTGTGCCTGCGTCAATAGCAGACATGGAGACCATTGGATACTTAACTCCGATCCAATTATTGAAATCGTACAGGGTGGTGGTGAGGTGGTACATCATCTTTTCAGATGCAGTACCTTGCTTCTCAATGACAGCACCAACGTTCTTCCACTGGTCAGTCATTGTCAGCGGAATACGTTGATTCTGAAGGTATGGGATGTCAGGTAGGTTGTTCTTACCAGCCACAAAAGCTTTATTGGCAATTTGCCAGGCTTCACCAATCGATTGAAAGGATGTCTTCATAAGCGACATACCCATTGCGGTAGCCTTCACATCACCGCTCAGAGCACCCCCTAGGACGACCGTCATGGGCCTCATGAAGGTTGTGAGGGTGTTACCCATAGCAGCCCTCATAATGGTCTTAGGGCCGCTTAGAACGCTGTTGTACATGATGCTGGTGAGAGCATCTACAAAAGCACTGCGCTTACCACCTTTGAGAGATTCCCAACTAAAGACTTGATCCTTAGCAAACTTATACATCTCATCAAGAGCCTTGACATTGCCATCAGCAACAGCAAGGACATCAAGGTAATGACGCATCATTTCAGGATCATTCTTAAAGAGATCCTTCAAGCCGGTCACGAACTTCTTGACATCTTCTTCCTTCTGACGGATACCAGCAGCAAAAGAGGCAGGATCACTCTTGAGGCCGTTCAACTCAAAACCACGAACATACTTAGAACGTCCTGTCTCCATCAACATGAACTCCATACGGTTCATGAGAGCTTCGACCTGGCGGTCGTTCGACATCACGCCATCAATAGAGCGACCAGCTTGAGCAAGGTCACTAATCTCACCAGCGGTGGTATTGATGAGCATCTCAACAGCACGGTGATCAGTAAGGCCTAAGAAGCGTTCCTTCTGACCTGTGATGATGTTGCTACGCTCAAGATAGTCATCTGAGTTGTTAAGAAGACGTTGACGCAATGGTTCAAGGTCTTCGGGGTTCTTAGCGATGTCGTCAATGATGTCAAGGTATTTGGCAGTGGAAAGAGCTTTGAGCTGTTGTACATCAAAGCCAGCCATTGCATTTGTTCTTCCTTGAGCAGACGTTGCCTGATTCAGTTCGATCTCAAGGTTCTTAGCAACGTTCTCAATGACCTTGCGGCGTGCAGGATCAAACTGAGAAAGACGCTTCTCAAGAGCTGCTTCTGTGTAGACAGAAGGACGACGACCGTTCTTAAGGATGCCGTCATTTTCCATCCGATAACTGTTGAGAAGTGACTGGTAGTACCCTCCCTTACCAGCAGGACTCAATAGACCCTTATCTGGGCGATCATAAAGGGGGGAGTTGACCCAAGCATTAGGCTCCAAGCCATCAGGATCATCCTCGATAGCGGTCTTGACCTTTTCATCAAAGTTAGCTTGACGACGGTCAGCGCTGTCTTTGATCTTAGCCTCAGCAATAGCATTAGGATCAAGGCTATCGTGAATCTCTTTGTACTGCTTATTAAGATCCTTGCGAGCCTGTTCAAGAGCATTGAACTCAGGATCAGTCTCACGAAGAAATGCAGTCTGATCAGCAGTTAGCTTTCCCTCTGGATTGATCTGAGTGACCTTTGCAAGAAGTTGTTGGTCAACAGTAACGAGAGCTTGTTCTGTATCTTGGAACGCTTTAAGAGCATCTTCAGAAGGGACCTTGGCTTCCTTCGCAGCTTTAGAAGCAGCTCTCCATCCGAATAGAACATCAGTTACAGCGCCAATACCAAGACCCTCAATGACGTTCTTGGCCTTACGCTCCAGTGGTGAGTCATTCTCTTGCGTGACAAGCCAGTCAGGCAGCCACGGCATCAGCTTATTAGCTTCGGTTGAGAGTGTTTCGCCTTCCGAGTAAGAACTGGTGAAGTCAGCAGCAGCACCAATGATGGCACCTTTAGTAGCATCGCGAATAATGCGACCTTTTACTGTCTGAGCTGCATCAGTAGCAAGAGCTTGACTAAGTCTGTTGACACCAGGAACACGAGCTGCCTTAGCCCCCTTTGCAGCACCACGAAGGATGCCAGTAAGAACTGCATACTCACCAATACCTCTGAGAAGATTGCCCCAGACAGTACGGTTCATAGGTTCTGTTTCATCTGACACCTGTAGCCAAGTTGGCTTGAAGTCAGGGTTCAGCATTTGTCCAGTCAAAGCTGCCTCTGCAGTTGCACCGATACCTTCAACAGCATCGATACCAGCTCCGACAACAGCAGTACCTACCTCTTGAATAGGGTTAGGTGGGCTTGCTTGATCAGCAGCAGCTACAGCCCTATCTTGCTGTTGTTGGCGTTTAGCAGCTTCCTGAGCTTGAATCTCAGCAGCTCTTGCTTCTTGTTGCTTGCGATACTCTTCATCATCATCCAATGAATCAAGAGCAGCTTTATCCACTTCTGCTTGCTGTTGTCGCAGGAAGTCATAAGATGAGCTTTTCTCAGCCCATGAAGGATTGTATGATGAAGTCATAATTAGATATCAGCGTAGATTTGAGAAGCAATCCACGATGGATCACGTTTACCTCGTGTTGTTTCTTGAGTGCCAGTAGGGCCAGAAAGGTGTTCAATATGGATATGTGGGCCACTTGAGCGTCCTGTATTGCCAGACAATGCAGCAACTTGCTTTGCACCAATGCGTTGACCAGGCTGGACCTTGACCTTAGAGAGGTGAGCTATACGGACAACATTTCCGTCCTTAAGTCGAATGTCAACAAAACCTCCGTAGCCACCATTGTCTTGGGTCGGAGAGCCGACTTGAAGAACAGTTCCTGGTTGTTTGAAGCTAAGCTTCGTTCCAGTAGCAGCTCCGTAGTCGTTACCCTCGTGTGGATTTCTACGGAAGCTTTCCTGTTGCATGAAGCTAGAAGTCTTTGGAAGCTGTGAAAGAAGACGCTGAGCAGGTGCAGACATCAGGCGAGAGTCACGCCAAGCAGATGTAGTTCCACCAGTAGCAACACCTTCCATCAGCCATGCACCAGCACGATTACGGTGCTGAGAACGCATATTCTTGATGTGTTGAGTCAGTGTCCCGTTGCTATCGGCACCGATGACACGTCCCTGAGCACGTGCTCGACCTAGATAGGCAGGTGCTTGGACCGCTTGATACAGCATCTCCAGACCGTCACCAGGTTTGATTCCAGCATCCTTTAGGTATCTAGTAACAGCATCTGCCATCTGCATGGCATTCATACCTTTCTGTACACCGTATTTCTGCTGGTTGTAGGGAGAGAACTGAATCCAACCTAGATAGTTGCCACCATCTCCACCCATGATGTCGAGACCACGGCGGTAACTTCCAGAGACCAAAGACCCAGCAGTTTCGTAGTTGATGAATGTAGCAACATCAACAGGATCAACACCAAGATTAGATGCAATGTATTGAATAGCTTGACGCTCCTGACCAGGACCAACAAGTCCAGCACCAGTGAGTGCTCTACTAGTACGTGCAGCAGTAGGCGTGCGGTTGAGCAACTCTTGTAGCCGTGGGCTCATGGTTGACTCAACAACACGCTGAACGTATGGACGTTGACGTGGTGGAAGATTAAACTTGTTTAGCTGAGCATCAATGATCTCAAACTCACTCATCTCCTTACCACGAGGTAGGGAGTTCTGGATGATGCGGATGCTGTCTGGAATAGGCGAGTCAGGATTAACAAGTGACTCTGCCTCTTGACGTGTGATTAATCCTCTGTTGTAGACAGCAGCCTGACCACCATTAGATACTTGCGAAATAATCCCTGAGACACGGTTACGTGCAGCAGCCATTCCACCCTTGCCACCAGATCCACCAGCACCCCAGCGATAGAACTCCTGATCACTAGGATTGACACTGTAGGTTCCGTAAGGTTTAGACGGATCTAAATTATCTTGCTTGATCTCTGCAATAATGTCCTGGGCAGCTTTTGAATAAGCAACCTGCGGTGACATGTTTGATCCACCGCTCTGGAGATAGATACGAGCACGTTGATCAAGCTGGGCTAGAGCATGAGCTTCTGCAAAGGAATACGATGGATTCTTAGCACCTCCAGTCCATTTAATGGCTTGGAGGAGGGCGTCTTTAATACCGTTGCCGTACTTCTCTTTAACAGGTGCAAGTTCAGTGGTGCGCTGCTTATCTTGCTCTTTAGCTCTTGTTAGAAAAGCCCCGACAATGTCAGGAGTATACTTTCCAGAACGAAGCTCGGCTACAGTAAGTTGCTCTTTAGCATAAAGTTCTTCTAGATGCGCTTTCTGCTCAGCGGCAGTTCTAGCTTGAAGCGTAGAGTTCTCACGATACTGAAGCAATCTCTGATCAACTTTGCCGTTGTAGAGCTTCCGTGACTTCTCAATAGCCTGATCAACAAAAGCCTGATCGACACCATTTGGTGAGTTATTAAACTCATTGAGAATATCATCAGTCCAGTTCTCTTGTCCTTGAGCCTCAATGCGATCCTGCAAGTCCTCCTTGGAAGCTTGTTGATTATCAAGATCACGGAATGCTTTGGTGAACTCGGCGCGTCGAGCATCACCCCACTGCACACCCTTCATGTAAGACTCTGATTCAGAGAAGGCCTGTACAGCAGCGCGATTCTCTGTCTTTACAAGGTAATCAAGTACTGCTTGAAAAGATCCAAGAGGGGAGAATCTTGCTCCGGTCTCAGGATTCCGTAGATGCTGCATATTCCGCATTGCATCCTGGATGGCTGCAACAGGATCTGTATTTAAGCCAGCATCAAGTCGGAAGTTAATATCAGCAAGAGCGTTTTCAGTCTCTGCTTTTTCATAGGCTGTACGCTCTTGATCAAGGAGTTTAAACTCTTCCTGCCGCATAGCAAGTAGAGACTTAGACACAAGAGCAGGATTTACGTCAAGCAGACCTTGCTGCTTAATAAACTCTTTGAACAGAACTTTGTTGACCGCAGCTCGCTGATCAGGACCAGTTGATGACTTAGGTGTAATGATCTCGATCTGGCCAGTTTCTGGATTCAGAAATTGGACTTGGGTCTGATCGTTTTCCCTGTATTGCTCCTGCAAAAACTGTGGGTACATCGGGATGGCCATATCAGCCATCGCCATTGCACGACCAATACGTTGTGCCTGAGAAAGCTTTCTAACTGCACGTACTGACTCAGGAGCTGCTCCGGTATCCTGCAAACCATCAGCAGTCTTTTGGATCAACTCATCAGACTGCTTAAGCTGACTAAGGCCAGCCTCGACGTTTGCTACTTCAACAGGATCAGGACCGTTGACAAGTGTATCGACATAAGCCTGAGCTTTCTCATCTTCTTGCTTTTGCTTCCGGTATTCAATTACCTGTTTGGCAATCGTCGCTGAAAGTGGTGCTAGGACACTGAGTAGTGTGGTTTGCTTTTCCAGGTTTGCTGCAGCAAGACGTGCATCTTCAACAGCTTGTCCTGTGTGTTGCTCAATAGCATTCTGAAATCGTTCACGACTTCGTTGCATGAACGAAAAGTTGTCTGCTCGATTCTGTTGTTCCAGTTGCTGGGCGTTTTGCATCCCAGAGAGGAAGGCATTCCGGTTCTCTCGTTCAGCACCTTGGTTTTCCCTCATCTGCCGTAGCATTGAGTTGCCTTGTTGTGCTATCGCATCAACGCTGGCAGTGCTGACTTGGATCGGACTGAATCCTCTATCGCGGGCGTACCCTTGATACCTGATTTGATCCATGTGGATTTATTAAGTAAATGAACCACCAAACATCTTGTAAGCTTCCAAACCAGATGTGATGAAGTTATTAGCAATAGCCAAGCCAGATGCACCAGGCACAGTATTTGTACCCTTAATTGGCTTCGGCGGTTTCTTCGGTTTCAGTGGGTCTAGGATCGTTGCACGAGGCATCTTGAGAGGGGCCATCGGAGCAGGAGCTTTCAGCGGTGCGAGCATGCGACGTGCTTCTGCAGAAAGATCCGCACCTTTACGTTCCAGCGAGATCTGACGCCTGTTTGCCATTGTCTCCTTATTGGCACTCAGTAGGCTCTCAGCAACAATCGCTTGATTGCGACCATAGCTAGCCAGCACAGAACCTAACTCCTTTGCAGCAGAACGACCAGAGACACCCTTGGCTGCAACAGCACCTTCTTCTTGGAGCAGCTTAACCACCATATCCTGTTGGTCAAACGCCATACCAGTTAGTATTTCTTGATAACGCCTCTCTTCGTTAGACTGTGCTTCGGCTTCGGCTTGTGCATTAAACTGACGCTGCAAACCATAGATCCGTTCTGACTCGTTATATTGACGTACTTGATTAGCGTAGTCAAAGTCACGAATAGCCAGGTTATACTGATAGTCTCTTTGAGCAGTCTGCTCTAGGTAATCAATATTTGCATTCTGGTTCTGACGAGCAATGTCCGTCTCACGTGTTCTGTAATTGAATTCACGTTGAGTGGTCCGCCAGTTGTAACGGTATAGCTGGTTATCGCGTTTGTATTGTGCATTGATGCGCTTCTGCTCAGCAGCACGTGCAGAATTCTGTGAACTAGCACCAGTGATGGCGCTGAACACACCCATCCCCAGCCCTAGACCGATAGTTAATGGATCAGCCATCAAGCCCTCCTATAGAATCGCGGTGAATAGTTTCCTTCCCACATCATTGATATCAAACTGACTGGGAATGGTGAATCAGAAAAGACACGTAGTCGGATGTTCTCTGATTTCTGGTGGATAGGTACGGTGAACTGTGTTGTCTTTGCAAATGGAATGTCATTAGCAAGGTAGTAGTCAGCATCACGGACACCTTCAATGTCATCCCATTGGGTGCGACCTAATGCTTGCAATTTGAAGGCAACGTCGCCAGTTAGACCAAGTTGGAATTTCATCCTGGCTAGCGTTAGTGTTGCTGTGTAGTCTGTAATGTCAGCGCTGTTACCTTGTCTGTAGTAGACACGAGGCAGCTCAAGGTCCATGTCGTAGGTATAACCAACTATCAGGCTCTCACTTGTAAGGTCAAGGTTATCGACCTTGGCGTAGTACCCACCACCGTCTTGGAGGACTGTGGGGAACAACACAAGACCAGAGTTACTGTATGTCGGTGTGACAGCATTAGGGTTTGCAGTAACTACGCAGATAGTTCTTGTGGAGTCGTGCTTGAAGGGCAGGTAGACCTTTGTATATTCAACACCACCGGCACTGACAAAGACTGTACTGGTCGGTGCCTTCCACATATCAAGACGTGGATCAATCTTACTACCGTCAGACGTAAGGAAGGTTGATGAAGTAGGACTCTGAACCAGTGAGATCTTTTGAATAGCGTAGGAGTTCTGCTGTTTTGACAACACCCAGAACACATCTCTATCAACAGCGTGGTGCATCAGGTTACCACTGATCTTCCAACGGAACCACGATTGGACCTCTCGTTTCTCTCCACTGTTGTAGAAACGGAAGAGATAGATGTCGTTGGTACTGGTGGAACCTAGGGAAAGCAGACTGTTCTGAGGAGAACCAACAACCTGATCAACACTCGATGGAATCCATTCAGGAACAATCCTAGAAATATCAATCACAATAGGACTGTCGTCTTGACCTTGTGTCTGCATCTCAAACACACGAGAGTAGGACGGTGTTTTAGAGATGAAGGCAACAGTCGTACCTAGGTCAACCGGATCATTCAAGGTATCCATCTCATAGTTGGAGATGGTCTTGATGGTCGTACCACCAGGGGTGAGGATACCGTTGTCACCCTGCAGTAGGAACTGCTGAGAGCGACTAAAGAGCAGCAGACCCTGTGCAACAGGTACAACGCCATGCAGGGTTGCAGGACGGATACTGGAGCAGGAAATATCAACAGGATCAGAAGCAACTGTTGTCAGAGCACTGGTGTGGTAGAAGTTGAAGTAATCACCAGCTTGACTCATTGACACGTTTTCTTCTGTCAACACACCAAGACGGTTGTTGTAGAAGAAGAGTTGCTGGATCGTATTACCAACAAAGCTGGGATCAGAGTTGCTCAGCAGGTCACCGACCAACCGCTCTTCGTAGCTCACACGGTCAAACGTAAATGTACCATTGGCATTACGGATGAGCTGGTGAGGCATAGTGGCATCAGTAAGACCAGGACTAATGTCAGGCTGCCTTGTCTCTTGCCAGTAACCAGCACCACTGACACCATTGTCAGCAATGAATTCAACGTAGTAATCGTCTTCAACCTTCGTGCTGTTGTTGACCTTGACAACTCGACCGTGTGTGGCCTTAGCAGGAAGACGAGAGATGTTATCAACAGCATCGACAAACACAGCCATTGCTTCCCCGTCCTGCCCACCTTTGACGGTCACATCAAGATCAACCGTGCTAGTGATTTCAATAGCAGAACCAATCCGTGTAGCAGTGATATTTGCTAACGCATCAATGGATGTGGTCAGAGAGTTCAAGATGACATCAGCATTAACTGTTGTCTGTGTCTGAGACGGTGATGTGATCGTAGCTTCAGCATTAAAGGTCGTGTAGCTGATCGTATTACCATTGATCACCACCTCATACTTAGCACCGTACTCAACAGCAAACAAGCGGATCGTTGCAGCTCGCTTGTACGTGTAAGAACTTGCAGCTTGGGTGGTAACAGTGACAGTCTTGTTAGTGATGAACGTATAATCGTTGATCGTTAGTACGTCGTAGTCATCCTTTGTGCCAGTCAGGTAGGTCGTAGCACCTGTACCGTATGTAACCGTACGAGGGGTGCCGTCGATCAAGCTCCAGATGTTGATCGCTGTACCTTTAATGACACCGATGTATTGCTCGTTATTATCACGGAAAATGGAGAACCACTTACCGTTGTCGTAGGTTCCAGGTGCGATGACATTACCTGAGGAGTCTTTCAGTTCAGAAAGAAAGGCTCCACCAGGACGTTTAATAAGACCAAAGGTAGGGTCAGGATAGGCGTTGATACACTCGCTAAGCTGACCAGCAAACTTCATGCTGTCCGGCTGCTGTGAGACGCCACCCAGATAATTAGGAATTCGTTGGGTTACACTTGCCATCAGCGATACAATGCCTTATAGGGTTCAAAGCTGTTGTAATAATTCGCTCCACGAGGATGACCAAAGAAGGTGTAGTCACCTTGATTGCATTCATACTCAAGAGCCATAGCACGGCAGTACGCTTCCTTTTGTTGGAGCATCTGGTACTGAGTGCTATCACCAACAATTCGACTTGAGGTGATGCTTGCAGCACGTGCAACGATGTAGTCCTTAATGGGTATCGGAAGATCAACCCAATCAAACAACCACACCACATCACAACGCACCTGCTCGGTGAACTGATATGAGTGAGCAGTGCGGTCATAGAGCTTCCCACTACGGCGTACAACATCCTTATCCCTGTAATCGGGAGTCAGGTCAAGCTGTAGTACGTTATTGGGGATAGCTATTTCGTTGTTATTATCAGGAGTGAACGGGTAGTCATATTCCCGGTTAAATGTCCAGCCTTCTGCCTGCACCTCCCGTGACACCTGTTGAAGGGTGTCGTATGCAATCGCAACGTCCGGGTTGGTTTGAGTAAGAGTGGTTACAGGCGCCTGACCAACTGACGCCAGAATTTCATTAACAGCCTCAAGCTCAGTCTGAGCGTTAGTGGTAGGGAACGGCATAACAATTATGTTGTATGCAATGGGGAAATAAAAAGGGGGACCCCCGAAAGGATCCCCCAATAGATCAGACGTTAGCGATGTTGCACTCAACGCCAGGATATGCAGTACGCAGACCCTTGGTGGTCGAAGCCACAGCAGAGTCAGCAATAGCAGCGCCACCAAAGCGACGCTGAGTCTTGGCAACAGAGATACGCACAGCATCAGTTGTGCAGCATCCGTTATTGCCAGCAGCTACAGAAGCAGCCATGATAGTTTACCTCAGTTTGTATAGTCGACAGTAACGACGCGGAATGTTGCACTGGTAGTACCAGCCACACTCAACACGTCACCGACACGGTAACCATCACCACCAGCAGCAACAGTCTGACCAGTCACTGCACCAGTGGTAACAGTGGTAGTCAGAGTGCAACCACTACCGTTGATGTTGTCAGCAGTAGTAGCTTTGGTGCCAGCAGTTTGGCCAGTGCCAGCAGTAAGGCGAGTTACGGTAAGAACAGTGCCACCTTCGCGACCAGCCTCAATAGGAGGACGACTGTAGGCAGTTTCACTTGTGGTGACGCCTACACCGTCTTTAGGTGCGAATCCCATTGTCGTTCTCCGTTATCAGGAACGAGCAGACTGCAGTTCGATAGCAGCAGCAGGATTCAGGGTGCCACAACCCATGGCAAGACGACCAACAATCACGTCGCCCTGGTACATGGTACGCACATCAGAACCGGTGGTCTGCACTTGAGGACCAATAGCCTCAACAACACCAGCGGCATCCTTCTGATAGATCAGACCACAGTGGGTGCTGAAGTCACCAGAGTAGTTGTTGTTCTCACCGTTGACAGAAGCAACGTTACCGGCCAGGAAAGGCAGGTTGTTAGAACGCTTGATGCTGATACCAGCGATCTCATAGAGACCATCACCAGAGTTCATAGAGCCCTGATTGTTACCGAATTCACGGTACAGGATGTTGGTGTCAACCTGGCTGATCAGTGCGTAGTACTGACGAGGAGACAGCACAGCAACACGACCCTGCTTAGGCAGGTTCTTCTCATCCATGATGGAAGCAGCCTCAAAGAAGGCATCCACAAGTGCCTGAGCGTCATACTCTTTGTTGGCACCCAGTTGGATGATGCTACCGCCGGGCTCAGGACCAGGGGCGGCAGTGATGGGGTGAGCTTCACGAGCAGCCTTCGCAATAGTGCGGAAGATTTTCTTGTCGTAAGCTTCAGCCAGAGCGTGGCCAATCTTAGCGGCGATCTCCGAACGCAGGCTGTAGTGAGCGAGAGTCTCATCAAGGTCATAGACGAACGCGCTGGAAACCAGCAGGTCGTCACAGACGATGGTCTTCTCAGCCACCGGAGGATCACCAGAACCCAGGATCGGAGTACCAGGCTCGTGGTAGGAGGCCTCCATACGGCCCGTGAAAATGAACTGCATCGCCTTTCCATTTTTCAGGGTACGGCTTTGCACAGTGCCTTTGGCGATAGTGGCGCTTTCATACGCCTTGAACATTTCGCCAGAGAACAGCTTCAGATAAGTTGCATACTTGGTATCATAAGCAGTACCAAGTGCAAGAGGAGTGGCCGACGTATTATTTACGCGACCTACAGGAGTAACAAGAGTGTTAGCCACAATAGTAAAGAGAGAAGTTTGTGTTCGTTCTCTCTAAGCGCTTAGAGAATCACATGAATAAACATGTGTTCATTAAAGGTTTTTGTTTTGGTGTCGTCTCTCCGACTGTCATGACTAAAGGTTGTCTCCGTAGAGGCCAATAGTCAAAAAGAGTAGGGTCCGACTCTGAGGTGCCCTACTCCAACCACATCGCTGTGGATTTCAGCCCGATTAGTGATTTGCGGGAACTAGTTATCAGCAGCCTTTCTTGCCGCCGCCGCCCTTACCGCCTTTACCTTTCATGATCATTAGGTCCAAGCAGCACCACCGGCCTGAACCTTCACACCTTTCGGGCTTAGTTCAGTCAGGGTTTGAGCGGTCTCGCCATAGGCACTAATGAATGCCCGAGCGTCAGAAGCAGTAGTGACATACTGCACAGTTACCGAAGATGTCTTCGGGTCAAAAGCTTTTGCCATGTCAGTTAATTCGTTGAATGGTGACTTGACCAACACCCTTACTTCTCAAACCAATTGCCTCAGCAGCAGCACGACTCAAGTCAATATCACGATCATGGACAAAAGGTCCACGATCATTGATACGGACATTGATGCAGCGTTTATTAGAGGTATTGCAGACCCGCACCTTCGTTCCAAATGGAAGGGTGCGATGTGCTGCAGTCATGGAATGCATATTGTAAATCTCACCAGAAGCGGTGCGATTCCCATGATATGGATAACCATACCACGATGCAAGAGAAGCAAGAGTGAGTGTCAGAGTAAGCATGAGTTCATTGCAAAGGACTTTTATATTGCTTACTCTTCCAACATCATTTAGAAGTTGAGATCAGACATCTCAAGCTTCGCAGCTACATCTGCACGGTATGCAGGATCATTGTCGTAGCGAGGATCACTCATGGCACGCACGAGTTCAGCCTGACTACGGAAACCTTGGACCTGAGACGATGGTGCCTTACCGGTCAACATCTGACCGTCATAACCTTGAGCCTCTTGAAACCTAAATGCAAGAGCATTCACAGCGAAGTAACAGGCAAGAGGATCACCCTTATCCATTACTGCGTCGTACATACTTATCTCTTGGTCAGATAATGATTCCTGAGCCCAAGCCATCATTTGGCCGTACTGCTCTTGACCACCAACAAGACCTTGGAGATTGCTAACATCCTCAGCAGTTATGGTTTCCACAGCACCACCCTCTTCAACCTGTGAGCGATACTCCAGGTACATCTGAGCAAGGTCAGTTGGATCCATCTTCTGCAGAGCTTCGATGGTTTCCTGCGAGTACTCATCCTGTGATTCTTGCCACAGACGCTCAAGGAAATCAGCATCTACTTCATCTTGAACCTCTTCCTCTGTGGGTTGAGGTTCTTCTTCAGTAGTGTCAGCTTCGCGGTTACCAAGTTTCCGTTGCAGCTCAATATAAGCTTGCTCTAGATCCTCAGCATCTTTGAACTTACCAGCAAGGAGTTGCTGTTGTTGGTCTTCTAGTGCTTGACCGACTTGAAGTGAATCAAGTTCATCTGCGGAGAATTCTCCGTCTTGTGCTTCAGTCGGATCGTACGTCAGTGTAGCCATTAGTAGTGATTACTTTAAGATTGCCAAGACCAACTCGTTCAACACGATTGGGAACACCGACTGACGGTTTGCCGATCTTGGTTCGTGGTGCATATTTGTTGCCGGACTCATCAAAGAGGTCACGATCCTCAGCCGAGAGGGGCGGGGATACCGGCTTGTTCTTGGCCCGTTGCGGGCGGGACGGGACTGCCTTGTCCATTAATCATCTCCAGTGCTTGAGGGTTCTTTGTCGGATCCATTAGTGGCGTCTTAGCAAGCTGACCAATTTGCTGTGTAAGCATCATGTCCTTCTGCATAGCCATGTTCTGTTGCATCTCGGCTTGTTGAGCATCCATACTCTTAACAAGATTCAGGACATCAATACCTTGTGCAGCAGCAAGACGTTTGATTACCTCATCGCTGTTGATGTATTTAGCAAGAGCTTCTGGCCCCATGGTCTGAGCAATAGTGGTCAGGAAAGCAGTAATACTTTCACGATCCTGACCACGACCAAGAGCATTTACACCAGCAACAATAGTAGGCTTAACAATGTCCTTTGGAAGACGTGGAATTTGTCCAGTCTTTTGGAAGACGTTGAGCTTACGGTTAAGATACGGAACAAGGAACTCAGTCGTCAGCAGACTGAAGAGTCCACCGAGCTGTTGCTCCAGTTCCATTTGAGTCATCCGTACTTCTTCAGCAGTGGTCCTTTCGGACTGCCTAACAGAAAGGATGAGGAATGCTTCAGACAACCGACGTTCCAACTGCTGCATCATTTCAAATGCAGTTCGGAAGTCTGCAGTCTTGCCAACCTGAATGACACCAATGTCATCCGGTCTTCCTTGAACGATTGCACCGTTGCCTGCTTGGGCCAGCGTGGCCGGTTTGGTGGTACTAGAGGGTGACACTACGAAGACAACCTTAGCGGCTGCTGCAGAGCCTTCTACGAGGGCCTGAGAGAGGGCTTCAAGGGAGCGTAGATCTCCGATGAACTCTTCTACTCGACCACGACCGTAGACCTCACCATCAACAGTGTTGAACCTAAGGACCAACCATGGGTTAGCTTCAACAGGTGCTTTACCCATTGAACCTGGAATGATCTTGTCTTCGTATTCCTGATGCCAGACAAACCTGTTGTTGTCTCGGCGGATGTGTGTGTAGATGTCGGCTTCATCATTCCGTTCTGCTTCAGTACCGGCCACATCATTGGGCACGGCCATGGGGAGAACCTTCATGAGAAGCTTCTTTGAGATGCGTTCTTTTGTGACTATTTCAAGCACATTACCGTTGCCATCTCTTTCTACAACGTAGCGATTCAAGGGGTACAGCTTGAGCTGTTTCTCTCCCATGAAGATCAACGCATTACCTGTCACCACCAGATGCTTCAGTGCTTGGTGTACAACGACACGATCACTGGAGGCTGCAATGGATTCAAGGATAGTGCGTTCGATCTTTGCGAAGGAAAGATCCAACTCAGAACGAACTTCGGGTGGGAAGTCCGTACCCAATGCAGTGTCATCTACCTGGAGCTTAAAGAAGCTGGTTTGAGGAGGCAGTAGTGCCAGCATCAATTTGGATGCCAGAGTGACTACCCCCTTTGCACCAACGCTTTGCCAAGGTGTAGGCAGATGACGTGCTCCTTTGACAAACTCCTCTTCACCACGATTTAGATAAGGAAGAGTCAGGTCGGCGGCTTGTCTTGCTACGTTTAGAAACTGGGAACGATCACTTGCTAAATAGTCATATCTTGTTTTTGCTGACATAATAATAGTTAACCAAACATACCTAGACCTGCAGCAGCAAGTCCGGTGGCTAAGTTGACACCAGAGCTACGTCCGGTTTGACCATTGATCTTTAGATTGGCTGTACCTTTAGTTGTTTGACCAGACGTACGCCAACGTGAACGACGAGGGCGGAAACCAGTTGCTCCACCATCTAATGCAGAGCCGGGGCCACCAGGACCGAACTTCGATTCAGGCGCTGCTTCAGGTGTGATTGGTTGCTCGGTAGGGATCGGATCACCAGTACCCGTGCCCGTTGATTCAGCCGGTGTATAGCTGTAATCATTACCGGGTTTGTACGTATATTGCCCCCCAAAACCATTAACAGTAGGTCGTCCACCGCCTCGGATTTGAGTACCACCCATCATGAGACTAGGTTTAGTGCCAGGAGTTGTCATGCTGTATCCACTTTGAGGGTTCGTATAACCCCCACTTGTGCTAGTACCACGCATACCTTCTAGCGCCCTACCAATATTGCCAGTACCAAACATAGGTTTAATGTTAAGGCCATAGAACCCACCACTAGCTGGTCCTGCTTGCTTGATCAGCGTGTTTGCTGCACCAGAATTAAGACGGATCCTGGCTGAGTTTGCATCTTTAAGTTTGCTGTTAACTTTGTCTAACTGTTTAATGACAGTGGCTGCAGACTTGCCAGTTGTCTCAGTAATATTATTAAGTTCTTGTCGAGTAATGCCTCCTTCACCTGCGATCTTAAGTGCCTGGTTGACACCCTTAGCATCGCTGATTTGCATAGGGCGTGCTTGAGAGGCTGCATACTTATCCATCTCAGCTTGCAGTTTCTCACCAATTTCCAGTCCAGAGCCGCTTGCATAATCAAAGAACTGCTGTGGTGTTTGGCCTGATGCTAGTGCTCGGTTGTATGATTCAATACCTAAACCGCCTTGACTCTGAGCTTGTGACTGGTTGAAGGTCGCCATGTTAGAGCGAACCTGATCACCAATAGTTCCGTTGTACCTTGACAAGAAATTGTAGATGTCAAGGTCGCTATAACCATCAGCTTTGGCACGGTTGAATGAACCCATGCCGAAGCCGCCGTTGCTGATGTAATCAGATAGTGCCATTGTTTTCTGTAAGTCGATGGTTAATCCACTCGACCACAGAACGTTGGCCGGAGCGGTACATTATGAGATTGGTTGGATCATCCGGGTGAGGATTAACTACAGGAAAGTTTTCCTCTAGTTCTTGCAATATTGATTGAAGCTGGAGACCAGAGGTCTCAAGCATACTGAGGGAGATTGGGGTTTGCATGTTCAAAGAACGCAGGCATACGAGCACGTTGTGTTTCGATTAACCCTTCTGCTTTACCTGCATACATCAAGCTGTCGCTTTGATCAAGCCAGAACTGTTTGTCCAGGTACTTGTTCTCTGACTTCTTCAGTGGTTGCATTACCCAAGCAATGGTTGCCTTCCTGAGGCGATCAAGAGAAGGAGATACAGTGAGATTAAGCTCACGACATACCAAGCTATTCGTTGCCACATGGACTTGCTCATCCCGTGAAATGTCTGCACTTACTGTTCGGAGACCAGCGTCACCATTAAAGCGGAAGAAGGGGAGTAGAACGAAGAAAATTGCACGCTCGGCCACCATTGCTTTGAGGACCGTGTGATCTGGATGCGCCGTCCAAGCATCGCGGAGTCGGAGTGCTTCGGCTTCAGCACTTGGGTCAGTGCCGATAGCTTGGGCGATGTAACCGAGAGCCAAGTCGTGGTTGACTTCGTCTTGGATGTTGGATCGGAGTAGGTCCCGCGATACCTCTGGAACTTCATTCTTCAGTGCATCTTGGATAAAGTCGCCAACTGGTAGTTCCATATGGCGAAGGGCGAGAGCCCGGAAGATGGTTTCCTCCGAGCCCTCAGCAAGTTGACCCGCAGTGGTTTGCACTGGAGTCCACTTACGTTTGCGATTAAATAGTTTCTGATAAGGGTTCATTCGCCGCAATTACAATCTGGAGCTTGGTGCTGGCTAGCGCCAACAGGGTCATCATTAAACAACTCGTCCAGGTAATCGTCGATATCAGATTGAGACAACGCAGCATATGCGTCGGACTTATCCTGAACATCTCCCATTACCTGCAAGCTGTAATACAAAGAGGTTTGGGGGCTGTTCAGCCATTCCTCAATAAACCGTTCATCATAAGTAACAACGTCGCTCCACGAATTAAAACTATATCCGTGTAGCAGATTTGTCAGACTAAGAAGACGGACAATACCGTTTGCCACTTTGAAATAATCATCCCAGCCAACTTCAGACGCGATCTCAACAGGACCATAGTCAAAGCTCTGGACGCCAAAGGTGCCGCTATCACGGTCCACTTGACGGGCAATGGGAGGAGCGATCTCAGGGGTAGTGGTGTACCCATCGAGATCCTTGTATCGGTAACTGCACGAGGCAGTAGGAGCAATTGCAAAGGCACGCACCATCTTGTTTGCCTTGGCAATCTCTGCAGCCTCACGGATACCAGCGTGGATCTCGTGAGCTAGTACTGCAGCAGGAGTCCGTTCATGAGGTTCGTTGTTGACGATGTGCATCAACGCCTCACCAAACTCCTTGTAGGTCACCCCTTGTTGACGGAGCAGGTTTGAAAGCCCAAGCATTCCGAGACCGACCTGGCGATCAACCTCTGGAGTGAGGTATTCACCGCTGTCTCCAACACCTGTTTTTGAGTGGAGGTGACACAGTTCGGACATTCCACGTGAAAACGCAGATCGAATGTCATCAAATTCGCATGCCCCAAGGTTGACATGTTGCAGTAGACAGGTGCCCCGTGATGGCAAGTACACCTCCAAGCAAACATTTCCGTAGATACGTTGTCCATGCTTATCGACTTTTGTTTTGTTGAGCCAAACGTCGCCGCGTTTGATGGCAAGAATCAGAGCTTCCTTGACTTCTGGCGTGGCAAGATTCCACCAGTGGTGATTAATGTTGACGCAACGCTTAACCCAAGGCAGCTCACTACGGCTAGCAGTAATGAACTCAAGCACATCAGGATGACTGAGATCAAGATGACATACAACTGCTCCATTCTTGTAGATACCTCCACGCCTCAGGATTTCATTGAGGGTGGAGTAGATCTTTGCAAACGAGACTGGGCCAGAAGCAACCAAGCCTTTGCCGTTCTCAGCTCCCTTGGGTCGTAGTTTGGATAAGTGGACCGCCACTCCTGCTCCATAGCGGAGAGCATGGCTAACAAATCGCCAAGACGCTTCAATTCCATTCTCTCCCTCCATTGTGTCTTCAACAACGAAGACAGTGCAGCTCACAGGTAGACGAGATGTCGGATCATCAATCCAACTTTGTACACGGCCAGTACGTGCGATGAGTTCTTTTTCCACAGTAGTATTAGACAAGATCAATCAGTGAAGGTTCTTTGTAGTTAGGTCCCTTGAGGATCTTTCCATCCTCACGACGTATGGGTTTGCCGTCTTCCCCGAGCTTGCTCATGTTGCTGGCATGGACTCGGTTATGTGCTGTTTGCAGATCCCAACCAAATGCTGCAGCCATCTGATGACACACGTACACCAGATCAGCAAGCTCCTTCAGCAGGTGCTCACGTGCTCGCTTATTTGTGATGTCCTTCAGCAAATCAAGGTAAGCATGAGCTACCTCTAGATGTTCCTCATCGATCAAATTCTGCTGAAGCTTCAAAGAGGAAATCGTCAGACCGAGCGGCAGCTCGTACGCTGTCCGAAACTCGTACGCTGCTGTTTCGTAGAAACTCACGTTCGTTTTCAAGGTAGTGGATTGCTTTGGTGAGATCGTCGATGGGGTCTGCTGTGGGTTTCTTTCCACAACGGCAGATGTATTTGATTGCATTACCAAGGTGGAAACTTAGTTGTTGTTCTCGGATGAAGTCTCCGACTTTCCAACTGCTTCCGTAATGCTCTGGACTGTTGGCCATTGTTTGACAAGGTTAGAGACAGTGTTCGTGAGGACAAAGTTCTGATGTTGTAAGGCGAGAAGGACAGTGATTATGTCCTCCTTTTTTGCTTCAGGCAGTAAGTCGTTCAGGCGTCGCATCTTGAACTGCTGCTCCACCGTCATCTCCATCACTGGTGGTGGGGGTCCAAAGGATTGGTTCATCGGTATCGAAGTTGTAGTCGGAGTGTTGGAGAATCCTCGCGAGACGTGCATTAAGAAGGGCATCATCGGCAGTCATTCCTCGTTCTTCAAATGTTTGAACAACTGTTTCCCAAGAGCAGCCATGTTTTTCAAGGAGAGCATCAGCACGTTTGATGCCAATCCCAGGAGCACCTGCGTAACCATCTGTCTGATCACCGCTCATCGTTTGAATCAGGTGCCATCTGTCCCCCTCTTCCTTGGTGATTTCAATCACAGGATTCTTGAGATCAAACAGCAGCCCAGGTATTTGCCTCATGTCCTTATCAGGTGAGCAGATAATCAGTTCGTTCTCTGATTCAATTGGATCAGTAGCGTAGATACCAATAGCATCGTCAGCTTCCAGGCTGTCAACCACCATGGTGATGTAGTTATCACCACACCAATTAAGTAGGCGCTTGTAGCCGCAGGGCTTCTTCCTATTTCGATGACCCTTGTAATCCGGGAAAATTTTTTTCCTGAAATTCTTTGGGCTACTGAAGAAAAGGATGAAGTCATCGAACTGACCCATGCATTCAGCGATGGACATCAGCTCTTTCTGGAACATCTCCAGCACTTCAGAGAAGCGACTCGTGACAACGATTACGTCGTCATTGAAGTCGATCTCATCTTCACAAGCGGCACAGGTTTTGTACGCAAGGAAGTCAGCATCAATAAGTAAGGTCATCGGCCTTGCCCCTTACGCAATTTGTTTGTGCCCTTTGGAAGTGAGCGGGTCCCGTTTCCTTGACGTGTGTGCTTGAACTTGGCACGTGATTCAAATTGTTTCTTGGCTAGGTTTGTTTTGGATTTGGTTGGTGGCATTAGTTAGTCCCAGAAGTTTTCAAGGCCGGGTGGGCAGTTGTACTTTTTAATAGCTGCTCTGTTCTGCCCCAGCTTTTGCCGCCATCTGCAGTACCAACCAGAAAGGTCAGTACCAGTCGCTGGTACAACAATGAGGGGATACACAGGCGGCTTTACCTTGGACGCATGTTGGGTGCTCCAAGACCAAGCCCCCTTACCGCCGTAAGTTACGCTAGCCAGCTTTACATCTATTTCGTAAATAGTACCGCTATACTTAAAACAAAGGTCTGTCTTACCGTCGCACCCAGTATTACGAAACACGGTTGCACCTTTAGCCATTAACGCGGCAGTGGCATATATCTCTGCAATGTCACCAGCACGATTGGGGCTGAAATTAATGTGTGTCAGCCCACGTACTTCCGGTTCCTGCTTCGGCTGCGATTGGAATTCGCAGGCCGTAGTATTCTCCAGCGATAGCTGCAGCGAGTTCAAGATTAAACATTAGAGTGTCCGCATAAGCGGGGTTACATTCAAACTGAAGCTCATCATGAACAAATGCCAATTGATGTGCCTCTGTATTTAGTTGTTTAATTTGATCGTTAGCGATGACCATCCATCGCTTTGCAATGACACCAGCTCCCGACTGCAGGAGATAGTTCAGAGCTTTATGGGGTCCATCAACAGCGATACGCCGTCCATCAATTGAATTGATGTGGCCAACTGATTGAACCTTTTTCTTGACGGCCTCAACAAGATCGCTAAGACCTTCAATTGCATCAAGATACGCTTGCCGTATCTCTGCCCCTTTCTTCTTTGCCTTATCGGCAGGAAGCTGAGGGTCATAGGAAAGTCCGATCTTCTCGTTCCCTGCCCCATAAAGAAAAGCATAGGTAACGGTTTTGACGAGCTTACGACTAATGCCAATCTTGTCGGCATTAACTTGGTGGATGTCGCCATTAAGCAAGATCTCACCATAGCGACCACCGTCATACCGACTAAGGTAATGCGCGAACATCCGCAACTCGATGCCGCTAAGATCGGCCCCAACCATGCATAGTCCTGGAGTTGCAGTGAAGAGTCGTCTGAATCGTTCATCAGATGGGACTTGGGCCAGATTTGGGTTTCTATGGGCACATCTGTGAGTGTTAGTTGAGACAGAGCAGTTGTGGTGGATTCGGCCCTTTCTGACCAGCTTTAGCCAGGCGTTGTTGCCGTCTGACAACATGCCAAGCTGCTTGGTCAGTTCCAAGCATTGAAAGAATTCAAGTGCAATTGGAGTACCTATGTCCTTTAGAACTACTTCGTCAATAGTTGCTTTTCCAGATTCTGTGAACTGGGTCGGCTCCCATCCATAGAACTGCTGCATGACCCACGCGATGTGATCTCGCGAGGTTGGGCTAAGATCCTTGAGGCGCGTAAAAGCGCATCCAGGTATATATCCCTTGGTCTTGTTAGAACGACGAGGAGTAAACTCGCCTCCCGCAACGAAAGGGTGCCGCTGTCGAAGAGATCTTTGCAGCGAGTCAAATGCAGATCGTAGTTCTGATTCCAACTCATAAGCGGATCGTTCGTCGAAGTACCATCCATGCAACTCTTGTTTGGTGAGGATTTCTGCTACCTGATGTTCTAGTAAGACCCAGTCAGGTATTTGTGGAAGTGCTCCCATAGTTTGTGTGTGACCTGTAAGTCCTGTACGCAATAATCCTCCATGTCTTGTGACCAGGTTTTCCAGTCAGTTTGCTTAGCAAAGCCACCCTTGTATTCACCCAACCTGTAACCGTATGCCTCTAAGGAATGTCGTCCGTAGAGTTGGAGTGGCATGTGGTTCCACTTCCTAATACCATCAATCTTAAGCAGATCAGGATGATACAAACGGCTAAGAATAAGAGTGTCAATGGTCCGTGGTGGCGTGAACCATGGGTAGAACTTCTGGATGACTGGAATGTCGTAATTAATTACGTTCTGCCCAATGATCGTGTCAGCTTCCTCCAGCATCGTGATGGCACGAGCAATAGGTGGCTGATTACCCTCATCGTTAAAGACATAAACCTCATTGTTACCAAGGTCTTTGATAGCAACACAGTGAATGGTGGTAAGGTTGTCGTACAGGCCGTCAGTCTCGATGTCGAAGAGGAGGTTCATCAGTAGACATCATTAGGTTGCCAGTGAGAATCGACTCCGTAGTAATCACACAGAAACTCAAAGAGAATCGGTAGCGTGATCACATGACCTGAACTGCTGATCTCACCACGCTCATGCATGGCAAGCATTTCATCTGGAGTGCAGACGATGATGGTGTCAGACATCAATGGCTTTAGCGGGGTACTTAATCACAGCCTCTAGTTCCTGAAGCGTATCTGCCCGGTAGGGTTGCGCTCGTTGCACCATTTCTGGTGAAGGCGGGTTGGGCCGCTTTAGCAGCGATTCGTAGTTAGAAATCCGTTGTTGGGTCGAACTCTTGTTCGGGTTCATGCTCGATAAAACGGCAAGTGTTAAGGTCATAAATAAGGTCACAACAAGGGCCAACTTCTCCGCTGTAGCGATTTTTGAGTACTCGTACAGTTGTCGCGGAGTTGGTTTGTTGATTCCGTTCAAGTGCAATAACGGCATCACTGAGTTGTGCGATGCTGTGCGATCCCCTCAAGGAGCCCAGGCTTACACGTGCCCCTTCCTCGTGACTCTGGTCACCACTAGGTCGACGCAAATGAGAGACAAGGAACAATGAGATCCCTGTCCGCTCCACAAGTGAGCGAAGCTTGGTCATTGTCTGGTCAATGACACGACGTTCATCTCCATCAAGACCACTCAGCAAAATACTGAGGTGATCAAGGAAGACGATCTTTACGTCAAGACCTTGGGCAAGATACTCCACACGGTTATAAATAACATCGGGATCAAAACTACCGAAGCCATCAAAAAGATAAAGCGGCCAATGTCCAAGGGTTCTGGAGTAGACATCTGATAATTC